TTTTACGTTGTGGCCATCGTTCAGAAAAGAAAGCCTTACGCTCAAAGTTCCGGTCAAACTCATCCAGGAGTTCGACTTTCATATCATTGAGAATATTTTTATTTAATTCCGATGCAGTCATTAAAATATTTACTATTTATTCATTTACTATTCCATCTTCTCAATAATTTTTTGTGCATCCTTTACATCTTTCGGGCTACCATCACGTGCCATGTATGGATGTTTCTCCGGGAATAGGTTAAGTGTTTCTCCGGGGTTAGTTCGGAACATGGCCGATTTGTTTACACCATCTTTGTCCAGATTGGTAGTTGCTGTTAATCCACGATCAATTGATTCCGTAGAATCGGATAACGGGTACTTATCTTTCATCACCTGGACAACTGTGCAACGGCAGTTCCAACCTAACGGAGGCACGTATTTTCTCCAAAAAACATCATCGGATGCAAGGGTTGTATTTGCCAACGCAGCGTGATCAGCGCGTACCTTTGAATCTGCCGCTGTTCGGAACTGAAGGTTATAACGGTCACCATCCTTTTTAAAATCCTGCCATTTAGAGGCGGTTTGTGCAGAATGGATTGCAAAATTGTACTCAGCATTCAGGTAATTGACATTGTAGGCTTCGTAAATAGACTGTACTTCCAATTTGAATGTTTCAAAGGGTTTGATTTCACCTTTGTCAGTCAGTAACAAAAGAGATGCCTGTTTTAATTCATGATACCCTTTCATCCCTGAGAATACAAAGGTATTTTGTTTCAATGCTGCCAGTACCGTTTTTGGAACTTCGTATTTCAAAGCGGCAGTGGCTATGCCTTTTTCAAGGGCTGCATCAAGTATCCGGTTAATTTCATTGATGAGTTCACGCGGTGCCTTTTGTTTTAGCATAGCGGGCGTGATGGTTCCGTTATCATGAATGAATTTTATGGCACGGTTAAAAATATCCTGATCGAATGAAGGTATCCCTTTTGCAAAAAACAGGATGTCCGGATTTGCATTTTTGCCGTACAGTAAATTGACAGCATTGTTTAGCCCTGAATAGTATTCAGGGCCTATTGAAAAAAATTGAGCGGTGTTTTAGGTTTGGTGGTCTTTTTTCCTTTTTCTTCCAGGGGATCGGGTTCTACCGGTGGTTCTACTTTTGTAGGTTCTTTTATACCTGTAATCTGGATATTATACTTGTCAGTGAAATAGGCAGGAGCAATGATATAACCGTATTTAAGTAACATGTCCTCAATTGCACGTTGTTCTTCCGGTTTATAGTCGATGCTTACATCCCAGTCAAACCGATAACCTTTCACCGGAAAACCGTGCATCATCATAAAGGGCAACAATTTATTGTTGACAAGGTCACGGATAAAGTCGGCATCAGCTTCAATGACGTTTTTCAAAATCTCTAAATGAACTTCGCTCTGTGATCGTGAACTACCATTGTCCAACGTCATGGTTGAATTTAATACACCTTTGGACATTTCAGAGTTGGCGCGGTCAATACGTTTATCATAAACATTGAAGGCATCACCCCGTGTTGTTTCCTTTATTTCGATCTCGGTGCCTTCAGGGAAAAGACCCCAGGCAGCGGCACCCATATCAGCAAGCATTTTTTCAACTTTTGTAATTTCGGTTTTATCCCTGCTTGTAGTCTTCCCGATCCGGATAGGCATTCCAAAGAGTTCGCCAAATGCATCCCAAAAAGCCAACATGTTTTTTTTGCTGATAGCCTGTGGCGATAGTTTCAGAAACAACCCTAAATCAAACGGGTTACCCGCTTCGATACACCATGTAGCCAGTTCACCGGTCCGATAATCCACACCCATATTAGGAAGGTCGCCAACTTCTTTTACAATCACACCATATTCAGGCATCACGTGTTTACGCGGAACAAGGGTTGTGTTTTCAAACTGCCGTTTATCATCAACGGTAACAATGTCTCCAAATTGAATTAATGAGTGCCCCCAGTACCGGGAGTCTAATGCCAGGGAAATGAAATTTTTAAACCATTCCGTTTCAAAAATCTCGGTTATCTCGGTATTTTCCTTTTTGGCTTTTTTATCTACCAGTTTAAACGATTTACGTTGAGTAAACCCTTTACGCTGTGATACGGCACCGGTAAGATGAAGGTCAATATCTACATCGGTATAGACGTCATACAATCGGGCTCGCCTTGGGTGTTCTACCACAATAGCCATTTGCCAGGCTGCACGCCAGTCTCCAATATCTTTTTTTGTCAGATATTGCGTACGGTTGGCTAGTTCTATAATCATAGACTTCACGTGTTCTTGTTTCACGTTATCCATTGCCAGAAGCATTTCGGGAGTATAGCTCATTATTGATTGAAGTTTAAAGTTTAAAGTTTGAAGTTACCAGTCATTACGTTGTTTAGGTAAAGAACCATACTTTATATCGCTGCCTATGTCAGTTCCGGTAGAATCAGTTAAGGGTGGAAGTTCCGGAGATGCTTTTCCGGACTGAACATCTTTAAGCCCTGAAATGGCACTTTTGTAACGAGTTTCGCGTATTTCAAAGCCCATCTTTTTGGGTAACCAGGCAATTAGATTATAAAGCGTGATATCACAGGTGATCATAACCAGCCAGGCGTTTCTATTTTCATCAGTAGCAGCAAAAGCAGTGGCTACATCAAAGCGGTTGCGCAGATAAGAACTGATTTCTTCAATGGCATATTTTTCCGCCTTTTGTCGGGTTTCTTCGTCAGACTGCTGAATTACATCGAGTGTAACGGCATCGGTAACGGCTGAGTAATCGGGTTGAGTTAGGAACATCTTTTATTAGTTTGAAAAGTTTGAGGTTTGAAAAGTTACCGTGTGCAATAAAGAGCCATTTTTTCAATATCGTTAATAGTTAATCCCTTTTTGAAGGTTTTGTTTTTTATAAGTTCCTTCAGGTTCTGCTTTGACTTAACCAGGGGTTTGCCATTATACCATAATACAAAGAATTTATTACCGGTTTGCTCGAAATATCGGTTTGCTTTTCTAACGGCGCGTTTAACGGCTAAATTTTCAAAGAATCGTTTGACAGAGATAAAGATTTTTAGCATGATGATTACTGTTTATTTGTGTGTGTTAAATTGCGAATTTCAGGAATTAAGACAAATTGTCCAATTACCAGGTGTTTTTTGAATTTGACCGGGCACCCAGTGAAGGAGAATAGATTTCCGCACGGGTACGCTTTTGAAGAATATAAATTGCTCCTTCGTCGGCATCGGGAGCATCATCGTGCGTACGAGAACCTTTTTCAAAGCTCAGGGTCTGTTCAATACCGGTTAGCATATCGCGATCGGTTTTCAATGCTTCGTTGTACCATATGAAACCACGTTCCCATAAAGGACTGACAGCTTCCACGCGTTGGTACTTGTCAGGCTTTTTACGTTGATCCGGTCGGATAGGTAACTGATAACCCCGAAGATTGCCTTCAGTGGTGAATTCATCGAGAATGATGTCCTGAAGGAAGTTTGCTTCCATGTAATAATCACATAGTACACCTTCCGGCATAGATTCATGTAAGTCATAGAACCAACGCACCATTTCAGAGGTTGAACACTGACGTACGAACGCTTTAATGTTATGAAGCTCGGTGCCTATTTTGCCCCATACTTTTATGGCCTTATAGTCGTTTTTGGTGGTGCCTTTAAAGGACGGGTCACAATAGGCAACGATGCTTTCATATTTATGCAGGGCGGGCAACTTTTTCCACCTCACCCAGTCATTTTTAAATACAGCCCCTTTGGTTATGGGGTTATTCATATATTCCTTTTGAAAAGAGCGGTACCCCATAAATAGTTCCTTCGCCTTGATCCGCTCATCAGTCCAGTACTCCGGCCACGACGGTTCACCGTTTTTGTCCCTCACATTTACCTGAAGTACATATACCGTTTCGATCGCTGCTATATTAGCCAATACACTGTTCTTTCCAATTAAATTACCTACCATGATAAAGCGACCGCCTTTGGCAGAAAAAGAACCGAACAAGGCTTCTTTTACCCAATCTGTCATCTTGCTTACCCTGGCTTCATTCTCTACCAGTTCATCATCATCCAAGTCATCAATGACTATATAATCCGGTCGGTTTTCCTTGTATCGTAAACCACGGGGTGACTGACCACGTCCACGTGAAAAAAATGCACAATCATCAACCGTAACAAATTCACCTTCTGTCCAACTTCCGGCATTGTATTGTTTCCCAAAGTCATTTATATACCGTTGGTTATACTGTAATTCTGCCTGAACATCACCCAATAAAGTATCTGCACTATCCTGACTTTTGCCCACTAACACCATCACGTTAATTTCACGTTTCTTCTGACATTTTAGCCAAAGCGGAATCATAATGTCTACATGGGTCGATTTTGCATGCCCACGTGCCCACTTAAATACAGCCTTAATGTCTGCATTATCCTTTATCTTATTGGCTGCCTTTACATGGAACTTCGCGTTTGGAATAACAAGTCCTGTCTCTTTGTCTACGCAATAATGCGGAAAATAGTAGGCAACAAAAGCATTGTAATCTTTACGCACCAATTCAATACGTGCTGACTTTTGAGCATGAGTTTCCGACTTGTTTACGGTTGTTTGACTTTGCACGGATGTACAATGTTCTTTCCATACCCTTAATGCTTCCTTCTGTTCTGCTGCCGTCATGTTATTTGGTTAGATGTTCGGAAATGTAAAGGTCCTGGAACTTATTAATTGCTTTCACAAGTTCGGGAGTCATGTTAGCATCGAATGATGAACGGTACTGTATCCATTTACCAAAGCTCATAAATACTTCTATTGCATCAACAATGTTGGCTTTTTTGTCCAGTTTCTCAATGACTGATGCCAGTTTTGAAAGCTTATCGCTTAATCCCGCTAATGCTGCCGGATCATTACTATCATTTACTTCATCCAATAGTTTATTGACAGTCACCAGTAACTTATTTACCAACTCCGGTCGGGTGATGTTTTGTGCCGCTTTAACGCTTTCCCACCCACCCAATTTAACCCATTTCGAAATGCTGACAGCCGAAGCTCCTACCTTTTCGGCTATACTTTTTTGTGCTTCACCTTGAAGGTATAGTATACGGGCATGTTCTTTCTTTTTCTCCTGTTCTCTCCTTGTTGACATATTGACATGATTGATATGCTGCAAATTTGGGGTTATTTGCGGATATTAAAAAAAATACCTGTCAAATTGACAGTACTTTTTTTATGGATGATGGGAAAGGTATTTCTTTGCACCCGACAATAACCACAACCAATAAGAAAACGCCAATGAGCTATGATGTAATTATTAGTAATTCTAACCTAAACTGCTTTGGCTTTCGGGTGCTAACATCAGGGATTGATATAATTCAGTTTGCACGTAATCCGATAATGCTTTGGATGCATAACCGGCCATATAGCGGAAACACTGATTCGGTGTTGCCACTGGGTACCATAGAGAATATACGCATTGAAGGTGACGAATTGAAAGGGACAGTAAAATTTGATGAAGCTGATGATTTCAGCAAACAGATCAAAGCGAAATGGGATGCCGGAACTATCCGTATGGTAAGTGCCGGACTAGACCCTATCGAACGAAGCGAAGATGCTGTTTACTTACTTCCCGGACAACGTTATGCGACAATCACAAAAAGTAAACTGATTGAAGTGAGTGTGGTGGACATGGGTGCAAATGATGATGCCCTGGCATTGTACAACGATGGAAAACTAATTACCCTAAAGGCGGGTGGAAATAATGAATTTTTACAACCTATTAATAATCATTTAAACGAGAAATCAATGAAACTCATTGCATTAAAATTGGGTCTGTCTGAAACGGCAACCGAACCTGAGATTTTAGCCAGGATAGCTGAAATCACATTATCAGCCGGAACGGTTGCAAAACTGGAAGGTGTAATTTCTACGCAAAAGTTAGCCATAGAAGGCTTGGAAAAAAAGGAAGGCGAACAGAAAGTAATATCGCTTACTGCCGTGGTGGATAGTGCAATTCTTTTAAAACGTATTACCGCTGACAAACGGGATCAGTTAATCAACCTGGGGGAAAAAATTGGTGAAGTCGAATTGATAAAAACACTTGAATTGATGGCTCCATCGCGCAAACCGGGTGACTTTATTAAACTGGCACATGGAGGTGCAGAGACAACTGAGTACAAAAAACTGAGTGAAGTTCCGGAAGTGGAAGTTATCCGGTTACGATCAGAGGATAAAGAGGGTTATATCAAATTGTTCAAAGCGGAATACGGTTACGAACCTGAAATATAATTCTAATTAGCAAGATTAAAAGAAGAATTTACAAATTAATCATTTATAATTTACTACTCAAAAAAGATGAAAAAAGTATTAGTATTTTGCCTGGCCTTAATGGTCAATTTTCTGGCGGGGGGCATTATGTTTGCCGCCGTGGGTATCGCACCTGTCATAGGTGGATTAGCCCTTAACGCAGTTGCAATCGTGTCGCCACTGTTTGGTGCTCCGGTTGGTGTATTGAGAGCCGGTGTTTTCACCGAAGTGTGGACTGGAGAAATGATAAAAGCATTCCGTAATTCGATGGAGTCAATTGGGTGGATTGCAAAGATACGCGATTACAGTCAGTACGCGGAAAATAATGTCATTCACTTTGTTGACTTAGGTGGTGATCCAACCGTATTGATTAATAATACCTCTTACCCACTCGGAATTGAAGATTTAACCGATACCGATAAACCTATTGGCCTGGATAAATATCAAACAAAACCTACACGTATTACCGATGATGAATTGAGAGCTATTTCTTATGATAAGATGGCTAGTGTCATTGAACGTCACCGTGAAGCAATTGACCAAACCAAATATTCACGTGCGTTACATGCATTGGCTCCAACGGGGGATGCTGTCGGAACTCCGGTATTGTTGACTACAGGACCAACCGCACCTGAAGGTGGAAGGAAGACAATTTTACGTGCTGATATAATCAGATTAAAAAAGGCGTATGATGTTCAAAAAATACCGGTTGCAGGTCGTGTCCTGGTATTGTGTGCTGACCATATAAATGATTTATTGAATAATGATCAGAAATTTGCTGATCAATACCACAACTATACTACCGGTAAAATATCGAACATGTATGGTTTTGAAATTTATGAATATCAGGATAGTCCTTACTATGTAGTAGCGGCTAAAACAAAACTGGCATTTGGTGCAGTTCCCGGTATTAC